GTCCATTTTGATTCTCCGAGAACCGTTTTGATCTGATTTTCTTCCAGCCAGTCTTGTAGATTTCGCAGGCTGGCGCCACTCTCATATCGCTTGTAGAGTTCGCGCACGATTTCTGCTTGTTCCGGTATGACGCGGAATTTGCCCTCTGTGTCTTTTTCATATCCATAAAGCCGGTAACAGGGAACCTTGAGCGTTCCAACTTTTGCGTGCATCTGTCGACCGCGGCGGATGTTGCCGGAGATGGACTCGCTCTCAGACTGCGCCATTGCGCCGTACATCGTTATCATAAATTCGCTGTCGGGCGGCAGAGAGTTGATATTCTCTTTTTCGAAGAGAACCCCGATCCCAAGTTGCCGGAGAATGCGCGTATAATTGATGCAGTCAAGCGTATTTCTGGCAAAGCGCTGAATGGATTTCGTGAGGATGAGATCGATCTTCTTTTGCTTACACAGGCGGATCATGCGCAGGAATTCCGTGCGTTTCTTCGTGGACGTGCCTGTGATGCCCTCATCCGCAAAAATCCCAGCCATCGTCCATTCTTTGTTGGACATGATCTTGTCGGTGTAATACTCGCATTGTGCTTCGTAGCTGCTGGCCTGTTCTTCCTCCTTGGTGGAAACGCGGCAGTACGCCGCGACGCGAAGCTGCTTTGTGACCGCAGCCGTTTGCTGCAATTCCGGCTTGGGTGGGATTATAATGACGCGCGGTTTTTCGTCTGTCATACCAAATCGTCCTTTCCAATGATCTGTCCGTTTTTGAGCTGCAAGCGCACCGCCTGGCGCGTCACCAGCACAGCGGATACTGTGCTTTGCAGCAGCTCCGCGTTGAGTTCTGCCGTGCATTCAAACGCGGTGAACAGCCGCCGCAGGCGCTCTGTTTCGTATTCTTCGTTACCGATTGCATCGTATTGTTCCTGCGCCAGCTTGCAGATCAGGTTTCTGGCAGCGTCCTCGTCAAGCGGCTGGGTGTTCAAAATGTCATCCAGCTCAGCCTGCGTATTCGTATGCGTCGGCTTGGATGTTTGCTCTGGCTGCATGATGCGCTCCGGCTGCTCTGCCAACTTGCCGAGCAGATGTGTGATCTGCTGCTCGATATCCGGCGTAGGCGGTTTGGAGCAGATGCGCTTGAGCGCCTTCTGCGCAGGTGTCCGCTCCGGCAGGCGCTGCTTGGTCTGACGCTTTTCAGCGGCTGCCTCGAATAGTTTTATGTCAACTAATTTAGGAGAATTGTCTGCACCGGTGTACTTGGCGTTTTCTAAGATTCGGGCGACCATGTTCTTGTTCCATGACTTGCTCTCGTCGTAGCTGGGGCCGGTTTTGCTCATCTGTTCTGCAATTTCCTTCAGCGACGCGCCGAGCGCATATTGCAGGAAGATGTCCTGCACGGCTTTGGCTTCCGGCTCGTTCCGGACGATCTCACCCATGCGCATCTGGTAGCCAAATGGCAGCTTCCGATTTCCCATTACCGCTTCGTCCTTTCGATCTGCTCTGTCAGTTCCAGACCATTTTTCAGCCGGAAGCGCAAGCGCTCGTTGCTATCCACGATGATCTTTTCCACAAGCGCATCGAACAGCTCCGCATCAAAGCTATCGAGAAAATCCGGCCCATCCTCCAGCGCGTCCATAAGATCGCGGGTGCGGTCTGCCAGATCGTCGCTGTCGGTGTCGAGAAGCCTTGCTTTTTCCTGTTTCAGCCTGCGGAGCTGTTCGCTGAGTTTGTTGTTTGATGTTATAAAAGTATCAGGATCAACGCCGCCCGTCTGTTGAAGCTGGGCAAGGAATTGAACCTGACTGAGTGTGTCTGATATTTTCTTGTTAAGGGAGATCACGTCTTCGCTCCAGAGCATCCGGCCATAGCGGATCTTTTGGAGGTTGGAGAGCATTTGTGTGAAGATGGGGTTGCCGTGGTGTTTGAGTTTATAATATAGACGGCAGAAAGCCTGTTCTATATCCGGCGTATGATATGGTGGTGTAGGGCATGATGCTGCGTTCTGGAAATGCGTATTGCAGACCCAATACATTTTATCGTTTGTAAATTTCCGCTTGAGCGACCGTCCGCAATTCGCACAGTACAGTTTTCTGCTGAACGGCTGGTTCGTTGAACCAATGTGTGCGTTTTTTCTTGATTGCAAAAGCTCCTGTACTCTGTCAAATATTTCCGCAGATACAATCGGCGGATTACTATCTGGCAGCAGATACATTTCTCGTTCACCGTGATTCCTGACCTTTTTATGCGGGAATGTAGTTGTTGAATAGCTTTTCCCGACCATTGCTTTGCCAGCATATCGTTCATTTTTCAAAATGTAGTATATCGACGAGTCCTTCCATGTTCCCATTTCGTGTCCCGGCGGAATCTCCTGTTGGGATAGGGCGTCTGCAATTTCGTATCCATTTAGTCCATTTAGATACAGTTGAAAGATGCATTGAACGACCGCTGCTTCGTCTTCTTTTATGGACAGTTTTCCTTCGTGCATGGTAAAGCCATACGGCGCTTTGCAAGTATTGAACTTACCGCTCTCCATACGCTTCTGATAGCCCCACTGGACGTTTCCTGAAATCGACTCGCTGCCCTTCTGGGCCAGTGAAGCCATGATCGCCGTGACCATCTCACCGGATGTTCTCGCCGTGTCGATGCCCTGTTCTTCAAACAGGACGCTGACACCGAGTTCTTTGAGTTCTCGGACAGCCGCAAGGCAATCCTTTGTATTTCTGGCAAATCGGGAAATGGACTTGACCAGAATCCGGTCGATTTTTCCTTTGCGGCAATCCTTTATCATGCGCTGAAAATCTTCGCGCTTTTCAACCGACGTGCCGGTGATGCCCTCATCGGCGTAAATATCGACCATTTCCCAATCCGGATTGCTGGAGATCAGTTCAGAATAGTATTGATTCTGGACGCGATAGGAATTTAGCTGATCCTCGCTGGAGGAACTGACGCGGGCATAGGCTGCAACGCGCAGCTTCCGCGCGACAATTTCGTCGTGCGCCGGGATTACAATGACACGCTGCTGTTCCAGCGCAAGATTTCCGTCGGTCTGCTTCTTTGCCATGCTGTTCACCTCCCTCTGTAGCAACACACACTACTACAATATTTTCAGAATAGCTATGAACAAAACGGAGAAAAATCAAGCGTAAAGTGTGAAATTTGCACCAAGCTCGACAGCGATCCGCCGCGCGATCTTCTTGATGTCATTCTCAGAAAAACCAACCGTCCGGAGCGCCTTCAAGAGCTGGCAGATGCCTAAAAAATCAATGTTTGGATTCATAAGATTCTCCTTTAGCCACGGGGCGGCTCTGCAAACCGCAGAGCCGCCCCTGCTTTTGAAATTTTGATGCTCGCTCCTGTTCGACGCTTCTTCCCGGAGCCAAGGCAGCGGCTGAACGGCAGCTGGCGCTGCGCACGGGTCTTGCACCCCTCCGAGGATCTCTCCGAGCTGCCCCCATTGCGTGAAGCTGTGGCTGGGCAGGAGTACCATTATCTGCGGACAAGATCATTGCGAGGCAGCTTGCCAAAGCTGCTTTTGGATGGATGGGTACCGCTCGTCACCTTGTTGGGCCGTCTTTATACAGAAAATCTGTACAGGTGGTCTTCGCGCATCCTCCGCATCGCTGTTCCATTTCTGGCTCATCCGCTTGATGTCATTCAGTCGCTGGATATGTACTTTTCAAGCTGCACGAGGTGGACTGAAAATGTCCCCTCAATGCATAGGCCACGGGAACGACTTTTTTATAAGGTCGTTTGAAAAATTTTTTTAATTTTTTTCATGCGGATAGCAACTGCTGCCTGCGTACACCCCCATCTTCGTGCAAGTTCTTCTTGCCCATGTCCTTCGAGTGTGACATAGGTAAGCAATTCCAAGTCTTTTTTGTTTAATTTCATAATGGCGCGAAGTAATCGCTCATCTTCCAATGTGTCGACCCATGCATAGCGGTTTTGAAAACCAGTTTCATCAAAGGTGGTAGACATGACCCCGCTTTTTCTAAATAGGGCAGAACGCCGATCATCGTCTGGACCATCAATTTCTATTGACGGCATTTTCGTTGCCCTGCGTTCATACGCACGATTCCGGCAGAAGCAGTGCCAGTCATACTCATATATTTTTTGAATGCTTTTTTCGCTCATTCCTGCGTTGGCGTATTCTTTTCGCAGTTTTGCCCATTCACGATCAAATTTTGCTTTCTCTGCTGCACAGTTGAATCCCATACGGATTCCTCCATTCTTCTGAAATTTTGAGAAAACCAAAATTTCAAAAGCGGAGGGGCGCGAGGCTGGTAAAAAACGGCCAATGGCGCAGTTCTGTTATCAAAAACAAACCTGCGCCATTGGCCGCTGTAAAAAAATACGAAGCAAACCATCTTGTCTTGAGAAAATAGCCGCATCTTGCTGCAGCCCATTTTGTTTTACAATATGGTTAGCCGCTTACCTTTCGTGTCAAGAAATTGAGTCTGTTAACTGTAAGTATATAGTCACGGGTAGTCTGCCTACCTATTTTTCCTTCATCCCTTTGCTTTTTCTCAATAGCGCCTCGACTATAGCCATTCGCTGACGCTATCAGGAGAGTCCTCAAATAAGAACGCCACGCTTTGTAATGTTTGTATGAAGCAGTGTCTCTCCAATGCATGATTCTCTGGGAATAAGGATTAGCGTTGAAGAGAAGTGCAGTGCAATTTTCGCAAGCAGCGGAAATCGCTTGCTGCAACGAGCGGAGAAAGTGCAACGTGTAAACGCCCCTTGAACCAACAGGGATTCTGCTCCTTCTCTTTATACGGTGTCTTCATAATCTCATAGCAGTTTGATCTTACATTCACGGCAGCAAATGCGTTATCTGAGGCGTCTCTACAGCTCAAGGGGCATTTTATACGTCAGCGTCAATTGCCCACTGGCATTCTCATAGGCATCGCCGTATGTAAAGCCGCAGCCCATGGAGCCTGGAAGCACGGATTTTCTAAAAATGTCCATCTCCTTGTAGGGCGAACGACTGATCCGTTCTTCAATGGCGGATGTTGTCTTGGCCGAGCCGCGGGACAGGGTCAGCGTCGGAGACAGCTTCACCAGCATATTGCTTCCAAACACCAGCGCCACTGTCACCGGGAAAAACTTGCTGACGCGGCGGCGCGGCCATGCAGCACAGCTACTGCACGGATATTCCTTGGGGCGAAGCCCAACCCGGCGATCTGGTCTTTTATCCGGATGATTCCCACGTCGGCATCGCTGGAGGCACAGACGCAGACGGCAATCTGCTGATCGTCCATTGCAGCGGCGGTGCGAACGGCGTGGTTATTACTGGTTCGGCGGGATTTACGGCAGTGGCAAGTCCGAATTGTTTAAAGCATAAAATCTACGGTGAGACACATTGCACAAAGCAATGTATCCCACCGGGAGAACCATGCTGCCCGTTCTGACAGGACGTACGTTTTTTTGCAACAATGCACGTCTGAGTCACAGCTAGTACAAATCTCCATCTATCACTTCAAATAGATCCATCCCAGCGATTTCTTCATGCGAAAGTATGTTCTCAAGTACATAGCTATCTTCATTAAAATATAGAATCTACTGAAAGAACGTCTCATAACAAACTACGTTTTCCGTTTGATCTATCTGCGCTTCCGTGTCAGTTGCGTTTCCATTTGATGCAGCCACAGCAGGTGACAGTGCCGACAGCAGGAAAACTAAAAACAAAATATCG